CCACGAAGACAGACGCGCGCCGTAAACACCTGAAACGACCACCTTTATGCGCCGACCTAGCCGATGCCTACGCCGAGTCGATCGCCAGCGGCAGCGCCGTCGCCAATCTGCGCATCGTTGACTCTTGCAAGCGCTATCTAGCCGAGCGTAAGTCGCCCGCGGCGCACCAGGTGTGGTGGGATGAACCACGCGCCGAGGACGCCCGGTCGTTCGCACGGAAGTGTGGGCAGGGCGTGGAAGAGGACGCCGGGAAACCACTGGAGTGGATGCCGTGGCAGTGCATGGTGGCAATGATCTTGCTTGCCCGGCGGCGGGTGATTGCCAAAGTGAAGACGGACACGCCCGCTACCAAAGCGCTGCTGCTGGTGGTGGCGCGTGGCAACGGTAAGACGGAGTTCGCGGCGTCCATGATCATGGCAGCGATGCGAGACACCAGCACGAGCCTTGAGTTCTCAAGCGTCGCGCCGGATGGTCGCTTGGCGCAGAAGACATTCGAGCGCATGGCGACCATGTGCCGCACACTGGCGCTAGATGACACCGACAAGGACGAGAAAGGGTGGACGTCCTCGGGTGGGTCTACGCCTGCGCATCCCGGCAGAGTGCGCCACGGTGGCAACAGGTACATATCCCTGCCGTGCACCGACCGTGCGCTTGACGGATTGACCACGCGCTTGATCGTCGCGGACGAGACAGCGCGCATGGACAAGGCATTCGGGCGCTTGCTCACTGGGCTTGCCAAGTTTGCCACGTCGCAACTGTTGGCGATCACGACGCCCGATCCGGAGCAGAAGACGCGCCCGATTTGGGGCTACTGGCAAGCGTGTGAGGCGGCAATCACTGACGGAACGCCCTATCCGGCGGGCTGGTGGCCCATGATTTACGGCTTAGATGCCGACGATCAGGCTTCAGACCCTGCCGTTTGGGCGAAAGCGCATCCCGGTTTAGGTGTGATTGTTGACCCAACGCAGTTGCAACTGGCCGCGCAGACGATGCTAAACACGGGCGATCCCGTGCAGATTGCCGAGTTCGAGACGCAGTTGGCGTGCAGATACCACGAGATTGCAACGACGGACATAGATCTTGCAGTGCTTGAGCGGCAAATGGTGGACTGCGATTGGGATCGCTTGCGCGGCGCGCCAGCGGTCATCGGTCTTGACTTGAGCCGCGGTGGTTATGGAAGTCAACTTGACTTGACGGCGCTCACGATCATGGTCGTTGATGGCGGCATCATTCGTGCGCGAAACGTGTGCTGGTGGGCCGGTACGGACATTGCGCTTGATGAGAAGCGCTGCAAGAACCCGCTACAGGTGTGGATTGAGGCAGGACATCTGCGCAGAATGCCTGGTGAATGGCAGGATATGAGCATTGTGGAGGCTGAAATTGAGCACTTGATGACGCTTTACGACGTCCGAAAGATCGGCGTAGACCCGCATCCAGCGCAAGCGCGAGACATAAAGCGATGGCAGGATCGCGGCTGGCCCATCATTCCGGTCGATCAGAGCATCCGCACGATGGCTCCAGCGTGGAAGTTGTGGGGCGATCTGTTGAAGTCGAAACAACTTTGCTACCAAATCGACCCGGTACTCGCGTCGGGACTGAACAACGTGCGACTGATTCGCGACAACGTCGGCAACACGCGACCAGTGAAGGGACGCAGCGCGGGCAACATGGACGTGATCGTCTCCGGCAACATGGCAGCGCTTCTGATGGAGCATCACCAGGTGCGCGAGTCAACCGGACTCAGCACCAGCGCTTGCCCAATTGGTTAAGGTGGCAAGTCTGAAATAATCGCTTGACACGCTGAGGCACATTTGTTCCATGCATTTCAGTGAGCATCTTTGCACGATTCTTCGGTTTCAAAAGCGGCGTAGTTGTCTACGCGCGGCCTGAACCACTGGCAACGCCAGCGCCACAGCATTTACCCGCTGTCGTTCGTGCGATGAATCTCATCAGCACGGACTTGGCGCGGCTTCCGTTCTCCGTAATTGACTCGCAGGGCCAAGTAGTCGACTCGCCGATCACTCAGTTGATGACGCGGGAAGCCTCGCGCTGGCAGTCGGGCTACGAGTTTCGGCGCTACATGACCACGTGCGCCCTTGATTCGGGCAACGGTTTAGCACTCATTCGCCGTGATTCATCGGGCACGGTTGCCGAATTGCAGCCGCTTCCGAGCGGAACATCGACGGTCGAACTCACGGAAGAGGGCGTCCAGTATCGCCTTGGTGGAAATCTCTTGAAGGCAGATCAAGTGCTGCACCTTGGCTGCTATCCAGATCCGCTTTCGCCGAGTTGGTATATGTCGCCGATGGAGTCTTGTCGGTTCGCCATGGAATTGGCGGCAGACCAGGACGCAGCCCACAAGAGCCTGATCCGCACCGGTAGCACCGGCAAGGTTTCGATCTCTCACCCGGGCGCGATGTCCGATCAGACGGTTCAAGCAATCCGCGACGCCTGGCAAACCATGCACGCAACCGCGGAGGGTGCATCGCGCCCGCTGATCTTGCGCGAAGGCATGAAAGCCGAGCGCATCAGCGCTGAATCAACCACAACTAGCATTGAGTCGCGCCGGTTTTCAATTCAAGAAATCGCTCGCGCATTCGGCGTACCGCCCGAAATGCTGTACCAGCAGGGCGGCGGGGCGCTGTCCTCACAATCGGAAACTGCACGCGCCTACGTTGACGGCGCACTCGCCCAATGGGTAACCGCGTGGGAGTCGGAGATCACGCGCAAACTCTGCGGGCCCGGCGAACACGCAAGGCTTGATACCGACGTACTGCTCCGCGGCAATATGCGCGATGCGGGCATGGCGCTGTCAAAACTTGTACTCGCCGGGATCCTAAGTCCGAACGACGGTCGCAAGCGAATGGGCCTGCCACCTATTCAGGGCGATCAGTTCGACATCCCAAGTGTGTCCATGCCAGGCGGAATGAGCGCCATGCAAGGCGACGGCGCCACCGAGAACATCGATGGAGGTGAAGACATTGCTTGAAATTCGTACCGCCAAGATCAGTATGCAAGGCGACAAGATCGGCGGCTACGCCAGCGTGTACGACGCTCCGAGCCACCCGCTCACCGTGCGTGGCATCAACGGTGGCAAGCCATTCACCGAAAAGGTCGCCCGCGGCGCGTTTGACAATTCGCTCCGCTCCAACATCTCGCTGCTTGTCGGTCATGATTCGCGCGACCTACTCGCCAACACCAAGAGCGGACTGCTGCAACTGAACAGCGACGCACACGGTCTGGCGTTTGAAGTCACGCTCCCCGACACACAACGCGCCAAGGACATCCGCGCACTGGTGGACGCCAACGTCCTCAGCGAGATGTCGTTTGGCTTCAACGTGATCTCCGACTCTTGGAGCGGAAGTACTCGCACACTCACCCAAGTTCGTTTGCTTGAAGTCTCAATCGTAGAAAACGGCGCTTATCCGCAGACGAGCGCCGAAGCCCGCAACCTCCAGTCGGGCTTAGCCCGTCTTCGTCTGCGTCTAAGGATGCCGCTATGAAACTGTCCGAACTCTTTGAAAGCCGTAAGGCGCTCACCGCAGAGCGCGATTCCATTCTCGCACAAGACTCACTTACCGTGGAAGTCGAAGCCCGCGGCCATGAAGTCGCAAACGAACTCGCAACCGTTGAAGCCGAGATCCGTTCCGCGCAAATGCGCGAGCGTTTCGCTTCCTCAAGCGCCGTCGAGATCATCGCCAAGCGCGATATGGAACTTGGACGCGAAGAGCGCGACACCAAGAAGTACCGCGATCAGTTCGTTGGTTGGCTCAAGGGTGGCGCTGCACCTGAAGTGCGCGCACTTTCGACCACTACCACGCCAACAACCGCTGCCGGTTACATTCAAATTCCTGCTGTGTACGAAACAGAGATTTTGAAGTATTTGGATAGTCAGGATTTCATGCGCACCCTGGCTGATTATCGCGGTGGAGTCAGTGGTTACCCATCGCTTCGTTACAACACGCAGACCAGCGCCGACTACGGTGGTGGCACTGGTTCGTGGATCGCTGAAGGTGGCACTGCTGTGACTAACGACATGGCACTCGCTGAAGTGTTGTTGCCACCAAAGTTGTGCTCACCAACCACGCAAGTTTCGCAGACCCTTCTGCGTCAAGCCAACTTTTCTGTCGAAGAAGAGGTGATGATGGACTTGCAGAAAAAGCTAGCCAAAAATCAGGCCTTCGCTTTCATCGGGGGTACGGGAACCAATATGCCAACAGGCATCTTTGATCCTGCAACCACGACCACTGGCGTTCGTAGTGGTGCATCTTGTGCAACTAACACCAACACGCGCGCACAGAAGGTGACTGCTGCAACCTCATCTTCGTCAGTGGTCATTGAGAACCTGACGAAGATGCGCTACGAGACTCTGCCAGCGGCTTACTGGAACAGTCCATCCTGCGCATGGATTATCCCGCAAGACGTCTACGCAGCGATCGCTGGCATCATCGTGAACAATGTGCCGTTGTTTGTCCCATCTGCTGATGCTGGCATTCGAAATGCAGCACCGTTCACGCTCATGGGTCTGCCGGTCTACGTGACGCCGTACGTGCCCGTCAACGTTGCAACTGCTGGCACTACGAAGACCGTGATGGCAGTGGTTGGAGACATCCGAGAGTCCTACAGTATTCGGGAGTGGGCAGGCATCGGCATGATTCGGGATGACATCACTTTGGCCACCACTGGTCAAGTTAAGTACACCGCGATGTCGTTTGCTAATGCAAACATCACCCGCGGTAATGCGCTTGTCCAACTGCGCGTGTCCAACATCGCGTAATGATCCTCTCATCCTTTAGGTGGGTGGGGCTTCGGCCCCACCTACCTACAGCGAGGAACAATGGCTTTAGACCTAGCAAAATTCCGAGGTTGGGCCCGCATCCCGCACACGGATGACGATCCAAGTATCCAAATTGCTTGGTCTGCCGCCGTACGCGAACTAGAAGAGCGCACCGGGTGGTGCGTGGAGTCGGTCACCAGGACGCAGTGGGTGCCCTCAGCGCCCTTGACGAACTACGGCGGTCTGTACCTCCGTTTAGAGCGCCAAGGCGACCTGGCGGGCACTACGGTCACCTACAGCGACAGCGCCACGACGCCGCTCACCGGGAACCTCAACAGCGCCAAGATCCAAATCAACGGTCTGATCTACGTTGACATGGAGATTGACAATGTCAATCTGACTTACCCAGTAACGCTGACCGTAACAGCGGGTAACGCGGCGCTGAATCCACTGCTAGAGATGGCGCTCCTGCAACGCGTGGCGCACCATGTTGCAAGCCGCGGCGATGACACCATCGCGCTCGACTCGACCTACTGGGATCGCATCACAGGCATGATGGGCAAGGGAATCGGATAATGGCTGGGCACGTCCCATCCGGAATGTTGAGGCTTTCGATGACGGTACAGAATCCCGTGCGAACCATCGACAGCGTTGGACAGGCAGAAGTCTCATGGCTAAGCGTCGCACAGATTGCTTGCCACATTGACTCGGCACGAACAAACGAAGTCGTAGACGATCTCGGCGTTAACACCCGATCCGATTGGCGCATCCTGGCCGCCTGGCATCCTGCGGTGACTACGAACAGCCGATTGCTTTACCTGGACAACGGCACCGAGCGCGTGTTCAACATCCGTGCCTGCTTTGATCGTGACCAGAAGCGCCGGCGCTTGGAGATGGAAGCGACGGAGGTAACCGAGTGACGGCTACCAAGATCACAATGAAGACGCAGTTTGTAGACGGCAACGTCCGCACGGCGCTTGCGCGTCTTGGGCCCAAGGTTGCCGAGAACGTCATGAAACGCTCGATGCGTAAAGCATTACAGCCCGTGCGCGTGGCGCTCACTCGGACTTGGTTGTCTGCCAGCTACCGTGGCTATCCCTGGAGCCGTCAAGACATTGCCAACGCAACCATGGTTGACGTCCGGCGCGCTGGCGGTAAAGCGTCAGCAGGAGTGGCAGGGCGCGTGGGCGTCATGTACGGAAAGAAGGCGGGCAACTCCAGTGGGCGCCAAAAGATTTGGCACTTGCTCGAAGGTGGATTCCGGCACTACGCCAAGGGATCCAAGGCGTACGCCAACTTCAGCAAGGACGCCAAGGCAGAGCAAGTGAACTACAAGGCGATCATCGCCGCGAAGCGACCAGCGGCACTGGCGGGGCCACGTTCAGAGCGCGCCGGGAAACTACGCGCAGTCTTCGCCGCAGCACGCGAGGCAGCGCCTACGTTCGTCGCAGAGCGCTCGGGACGCACTGAGGCGCGAAAGACCGCCACAGCCAAGCAGATCCCGGGAGCGTTTCGTTCTCGCGCCGTAGCGTCGCGGATGTTGCCCGAGATCACGAAGAACCTACGCGACTACATCCTCCAAGCGGCTAAGGAGGCTTTACGTGGCAACAAGTAGAAGCCTGAAGACCATTACGGAAGCGCTGTACGACTATCTAAAGACGCGCATCGGCGTGGCTGAGTTGTCGCCGCGCTGGCGTCGGCAGGGCGACCCGCTGCCGTATGTCGTGTACGAGTTCACCTCTGCCGCATGGGCGCAGACCACGAACACCGTCACGAACATGGTCACGCTGTCGGTGAACTTCTCCTGCGTCGCTGCAACGGTATCGGAAGCAATGGACGTAGCCGATGACATTACCGAAGCATTCGCAATTAGTGTGACAGAAGGCTCTATCACCTTCCGGATGGTTGATATCAACATGAGAACGCTCGACGCCGTGCCCGATGACGGTACGGGCGATGCCGAACGAATTATCGTAGTTACCACGACATTCCTTACCCACGACGAAAGTTAAACGATGCCAACGACATACACAGCCGGCTACGGCGGGACACTCACGATTAACTCGGTAACCATTCCGGTTCAGAACGTCACCGTCGACCTATCGCGCCAAGAGATCGACATTACCACCACGCTTGACCTCACCACGCTTGCAATGGCTGGCCGTGTTACGCGCAAAATCACTTGCACGGCAATGGCTACAACCGTCGCGGAAACGGCGCTCACGCTGCTGATCAACACCGCAACGGACACCAAGACCGTGGTCGGATGGACAGACGGAAACTCAGGCACTTCGTACAGCATCACTTGTATGTTGAACAGCGCCAGCCGTTCGTACGACGGGCAGGGCGCAGCGACCATCAACTTTAGTTTCTCGGAAGCGAAGCCAGCCTAATGCCAATCGGAACCGAATATCTAGGCGACGGATGGCGCGATGCCAACATCGAAGGATTGCCACCACTCCAGGTGCGCCGACCAGTGATGCGGGATATCGCCGCGGGCGGTCAGTACTGGTGGATTGCTTGCGTGCGCTGCGCCGACGGTACGCCGTTGCTTGCTGAAGGCGTAGCCGCTGCCGATCTGCGCGTCGAAGTCGGTAACGCCATTATCGCGGAGGTAATGAAAGAGCGCCCTATTCAAGCGCCGAAAGGCGCATCTGGAGGATGACTCCAGCAGCCCGAATGGATATGCCAGTTGGGCTGATGAGTGAGGCGACGCCGGAGGAACGGATTGAAAGTCTGCTAATCACGATTGCTTGCGCGCTGACGAGCGCACCACCTCACAGGATTGCACCATGGCTAATGACTTAAAAGCATCAGTCAGCATCACAGCGGATACGAGCGGACTGATCTCCGGCGTGAATGGTGCCATGGAAAAGATCAACCGCATCAGCGCCAGCAGCACCGCCATGGCTGGCATGATGGGCGCACAGAAGGTGCTGCAACTCGCGCAGCAAATGTACACGGCTATTTCAGATCGCTCCGAGCATCTGTCGAAACTGGCGCACACGTTCTCACCTGAAGCGATGACGAGCGCCGCCAATCTGTCACAGGCGCAACTGCGATCGGATATGGCTGTCGGTCAAGCCATGGGCCCGGTACAGGCGGGCATTGACCGCGCAAAGGAAGATGCCATAGCCGAAGAGACTGCCAGCACTCTTCAGAACGCAAAGCAAATCGGCGAAGGGATGATCGTCCTCAACGCCATTTGGAACCAAACGAAACTCATCGCCACAGAAAGCGCCGACGCCACACTCATGGCGCTCGGTTCATTGAGTCAAATCCCGGAGATGGCTCAAGCCGCCGTCGATCGCCCGGTAGAAACAGTCAACGGATCAATACTTGGCGTAAGCGCTGGGCCGCTCCTGCAAGCCATTGGCAGCACACTTGAAGCCATGTTCGCAAAGGTAAAGGGAGACTAATGGGAGCGCTTAAGATCATTAAACACGCCAGTGGCCCACAGTACAAGGTGCAAAGCCCTGGACAGCCGTTCACTATGACTGAGTCGTGGCTGGTGTCGTGGATTCCTACCAATGAGGCGGACGTCCAATCTTGCCCGGAAGATATTGCGATCATCGTCGCTGCCTCAGAGACAGGCGCAGGCGGCTCTTTCATTCCGAAGGTGCAGCAAAGGTACACCGGTTGCGACGCAAACGCGTCGTTCCTCGTATGCGAATCGGTTGACTGGCGCTGTATGCCCGGCGCGCTGAAAACTTGGATGGTTACCGCGAACTGGTCAAGCCTGATGGAGTTTCAGTACAACTCGACAGTACCGGAACCGTGGACGCGCGTCACGCGCACAAGTTCAATGCGGCAGATGCCGATATGGCGAGTGGACGCAGCGATCCCAGCGGAGCCGTACACGTTCCCGCCGTCGGCATCGGGTGGAGACATCGGCGGCACGAAGGTCGACGTACAAGGACAGCCCGCGAACCGGTTCGTACAGCAAATGCAGATCATCTGCGAGTTCCATTACGACCGTACGTTCACGCTTGGGCCCGATGACGAGATCGCACCGGAGCCGGGCCCGTACTTCAGCGGCTGGCTCGGTACGCGCAACTCGGAAACATTCCTCGGCTACGAACCGGGACAGATCCTCTGCAACGGGATCAGCATCTCGCCGGTGAACGACCAGATATACATCATGCAGTTCAAGTTCCTCTTCGACTGGATGTCGTTCTTCGAGCAGCGCCCAGCGCCCAACACTGGTGGCGCGTCGTTCCTTGCCGCGGCGGCGTCCACCTTCCTTGGCGTCCCGTACAACCAAGCCTCCAAGATCGCTTGGTACCAACCGTATCCAGATCGTGAAGATCTCAAACTCATGTTCCCGGAGGCTGTCTACAACGCGTTCCTGACGGCATTACCAGCGGTCAACACGTGCGCTACACCTGGACGAAGTTTGGCAAGCAAGCAATTTGATTTCCCGGAGTCATGAGTAACCAGCGTCCAATCTTCAACAGCGGTCTGTACGGGAAAGCCAACCGTACGGTGATGAACGCATTCATGGATTCAGCGGAAACGCTGGCAGCGAATCAGCCCGCAATCGACTACGCCTACCGCGCATCGATGCCGGAGGCGTTTGCCACGCGCACGTTCCTTGCGCGCATTCAAACCGCGACCGCCATTACCGCCGGCAGGTGGTCATACGCAGGTACGGAAGCCGTATTGCTGTCTGCTTCGCCCTGGCATGAGACTGTCACAGGCACCCAGTACGACTTCACCGGCGCTCTCAATTTGCGCGAGATATTCAACACCAGCGGCACGGACATCGATGGCATGGATTTGACTACGCCAGCATCGACGGTCGGCCCGGTCGGCTCCGCCTACGTCAGCGCAGCATGGGCCACGACAAGCCTTGAAGCGCTAGTGATTATGACTGTGAGTTACACGAAAACGGGCGCAGTTTCTTATTACTTCGACCGACCCAACCCACTGAGGTGCACCTGATGCCAAACGTAGACCTAGCGCTTTCATATCCAGGAGTCGTAATCGTCCCAGGCGAAGAATGGTCACTTGCCGGCACAGTCCAGGTGGAAGGCACCTCGAGTGCGCAGAACCTGACCGGCTACACGGTCAAGGGCAACGTGCAGATCGGATCGACGAACACGCTGAACACCGGCACGTACGCCGTAGTAGTTGCCGCGTCGGGGACGTTCACCTGGACGCTATCGATGGCGCAGACTGCCGCATACGCGTCTAACTCATGGGGCACGATCGTCCTGTACCTCGACCACGCTAGCACCGATTCGCTGCACATTGCAACGATCGGCTTTCGCACTTCTGCAGAAAGCATCGTCTAACCATGTATACGAACAACTTTAGACGCGCCATGCTGGGCGACACCGCGCTGCTCTCACTGGACTTCACCGCTGGCACTGTGCCGACTGCCGTGACGTTCACACGCGCAGACTCCACGGCGCGCGCGACGTACATCGATGCCAGTGGGTACGTGAAGACGGTTGCCAGTGCGGGCGCGGCGCGATTCGATTACACGGGCGGCGTGGCGAAGGGCTTGCTAATTGAGGCGAGTTCTACGAACTACCTGAAAAATAGTGCTGCATTGACCGGTACTGGCTGGGCAACGGGCGGAACTGCCACTGTTACTACTAACTACGGAATTGCGCCAAACGGTCTGACATCGGCAACACGTCTACAGATGTTCTACAGCGGTAGTCCTGGCCGTGTGTACCAAGACAGCGGATTTACAACTAAGCCGTATACAAACTCAGTATGGATCAAAAGCAACACAGGCAGTAACCAAACGCTTAACATATGGAATACGAATGGTTTGGGAACAGCCCTTATTACCGTTACTCCAACTTGGCAACGATTTGAAAATGTAAACACAACTGGGACTAGTCTCGCAGGGTTTTTCTATCTTGAAAACCCGTCAACTAACCCGGCGGTAGTCGTTGACGTATTGGTGTGGGGCGCACAACTAGAGGCGGGATCCAACGCAACTAGTTTTATCCCAACTACTACGGCTTCTCTCACTCGCCTTGCCGACGATGCCGTGATTCGCAGTACCGCGTGGACATCGCTGTACGCGCAACCAGGTGCGATTGTGGTGGAGTTCTACCGCGGCGCGTACGGTGCTGGTGATCGTTCGATCATGTCCACCGATACAACGGCTACACGGCACTGGCACCTAAAGCAAGCGAACGCCAGCGCCACGGCGCAGATCGCTTTTAGCACTGGTTCGCCAGTGACGCAGACCGGACTAACTGCCGGACTGAACAAAGTAGCCATTGCATGGAACGCGCCCACGCCTACGGCATCGTTTGACCTGTGCGTGAACGGTGCTACGCCGACATTTGGCGGCAGCAACGTGGGCACCACGCTATCGACCTGGCTAACCCTTGGCTCCCAATCGACCACGGGCGTGAGCGGCACAGGTGTTTGGGATGGCTACCTAAACAACTCCATTAAGAGCGTGAAGTACTACAGCGCCTTGACCTACGCAGAGATGCAAGCAAAGACCACATGACGAACTACTACCTACGCACTACCACACTGGCGCAGATGAATACGGCGCTGGCGCTGATCCCGGAGCCGCGCTACATCGACATGATCGGCACCATCGGCGCTGTGCTCGATATAGACGGCGTGGAGATCACGCCCGCCGATCTACGCATCCATGCCAACGTGCGATGCGAGACGATCGCGCCAGCGCTTTTAGCCACGCTACCAACGTGTCTACCGGCCACGCCGCGCAGGGAGTTCGTCTGATCTACCTCGCCGTCATCGTCGCTTGCCTATTGACCGGGTGCTCTAGCAACACCGCGATGATCTCACAGGCGGCAACGTCGAGCGCGGCGAGTGCTGCGCTGGCCCGTGGATACTTACTCAGAGCAACCGCGGAGTTAGAAAACATTCAGGCTCAAGCCAACGCAGTGCATGAATCCATACCGTATGTCAGCGATGACACCCATCCGATCTTCAGTACGCTGACCTACATGAGCATCGGCGCATCGGTGCTCGTAGCCGGTGCACTGATCTACATGTACATACCACGGAGATAAGGAATGCTGACTACAAC